TGTGCCTTGGGGAATGCGCACGGCGATGACGGCGAGTTTCCGCGTGATCGACTCGATGCTGAACGGCAGCGACGTCACCCCGTCGTCGAGGATGATCCGCATGTCGGCCGAACCGCAGATCACGCCCAGCAGCTCGGCGTCAGTAAGGTAAATGAGCATGGTCTCTGTCGTGACCTCCGCATCTGCCGGAGGACGCAAGGTCACGAGCTTGCGGTATGTCCAGTATCCCCCCTCGACAACCCGCGCCGCCACTTCCGCCGCCGTCCCGCTCGCGACGCCAGCGACGTTGGCCACGGCACGGATGCCGCTGGTGCGTTTGCTCAGCGTGATTGCGCCCATGCGTCTACCCCCTCGGTGTAATGAGCCACACCGTGGCTTCGGTCGTGTTCGCCGCGTAGAGTTCCAGCGTGTCGGCCTTGGCCTTCGTCATCGCCGCCGACGCTGCGCCCTCGGGCCACGCCGCGGACGCCGCCGACGCCGTGCCGAACGCATGGCGAATGACCTCGCTCGACGACTCCGCCCGGAAGATGCCCACCGCCAGCAGATTCGCCGGGATGGTCGCACCGATGAGCGCCGGCAAAGCGGCACTTGTACTCGTCACGCTGATCTTGTAGGGCGCACTCATGACGCCCGAATCAACGAGGATGTCGCCCTGTGACCCTTGCTCGACGTCCGTGCTGCCGATGAATTTCCTCGCCATGTTCGATGCTCCCTACGCCGTGAGCTTCGTTCGCACTCGCAGCGTGATATGTGTCGTATCGAGCCATTCCCATTCGGGCAAGCCCGGCTCAGCCACCACGGACCAGGTGCCGTCATCGTCCGTGATCGTGTCGCCCGCCGCTGGCAACGTCTCGCTGCCGTCGAGCACCAGGGCCACGGCCTCAATCAGCCAGTCGCGGCTTCGGGCCTCGATACTGACCGTCTCGCCGCCGGAGTCCACCATCGCTTGCGGACGGATGGGCGTGGCGTCAATCGACGCCTCGTCATCGCCGCGTGCGTAAGTGATGCTCCGGGACATATGGGATGCCCGCATGTCCCGGAGCCACTCCGCTTTAGTCGTGCGCCAGTCGGTCACTGCCGCCTCCGAGACTACGCCACCGCCCAGATGCCGCGCTTCTCGACGCAGCGCCACGCCGTGGCCGCGACCGTGCAGACCAGGTGCAGATAGTCGCCGCGCTTCGCGGTCGCCTTGGTGTTGTTGGCCACTTCGCCATTGGCGATGGTCAGGTTGGCCCCGCGGCAGATTTCCGTGCCGTTCAGGTCCACCGTGACCAGTGCGCCGCCGTCGGCCACATCGTTGACCACGATGTACTCCATGCCAACCACGCCGACCGGCAGCGTCACCGTCTTAGCGTCGGCCGTGATGTGGATCACCGCGCCCGAGTGCGTCGCCTCGACCATCGTCACATCGACGGCCGACTTGATGTGAGCCCGGTTCTGCCAGGCCGGCAGATTCGGGTTGATCTTGTTCAGGGCGACGTCGCACGTTGCCCCGGTGGCGCTGGTCGCGGCAACCAGAGTGCCGATCCACCAATCACCCTCGGTCGCGTCGAGCGTGCAAGCCCCGTCGGCGGACCCGCCGTAGGGCGTACCGTTGGCGTCCCACCACACGTTGTCGCCGACCGACCCCACCAGGCCGCCGACGAACGGGGCGCGAATCACGCCCTCGACGCAGATCGAGCCGAGCTTGCCGTCGGCAATGCCATGCGGGCACAGGCCCGACAGGCTGCCGAACTGGATCAGACTGCCAGCGGTGACCGCGGCCCCAGAGGGCGTGTAGTCAAGCATCTGACCTTTCTGAAGAAACTGATGCACATTAGCCATGTCTCTACCTCCGAGATATCGTTATTCCCATGTCGCCCTTTCGTCAGTCAACCCCGCGGCGGGTGAAAGGAACAAAGCCCCGCCGCAGGGTGACCGTCCTGATTACGCATCGCTCGAAATGGCGCCGCGGTAATCCACCTGCGCCACGCCGAAGTCGAAGAAACACCGCATCTGCATGCCGAGCGTGTTCAAGCTGGCGTCGGCCGTCTCGATGGTCGGTTGCCGCTTGCCGCTCAGGTACGCGACCTGGAACGCCGGCATCAGGTTCGGATCGGCCAGCAGATACCAGCCCGTGGCGCTGTAGCCGGCCATCGTCGCCAGCGACAGGAACGGGCTCGTCTCGACGCGGAACTTGCCCTGATACGGGTTGTCCACGCCCTGCGGCGAACCGGCCGTCGCGGCCTCGTTGACCGTCGCGCTGGTGTAGAGCTGCATCGCACGGAACTTCAAGGCCGCCGGAACCAGAAGAATCGACGGCTGTGCATAGATCGGCTTGCCGTTCGCGTCCACCAGGCAGAGCATCGCGGCTTCGGCCTCGGCCAGCCCATCCACCCCCAGCGGGTTCGACGTCAACTTGTTGCCGCGGACGGACGTGTAGAACACGTCGGACGCTTCCATGATTTTGCCGTAGAGGGCCTCTTCCACGGCGATCCTGGCCGACTTGCCGAGCGTGCCGAACAACTGGTTCAGCGCGTTCATATCGTCGTTGACGATCTGCTGCCGCGTCAGCGTCAGCATCATACCGCTGGTTTCGAGCTTGTTCGTGTAGCTTGTCTCGCTCAGCTTCCCGTGCTTGATCTCGCCGTCAGGGGCCACCTGAGCGAACTCACCGGTCTGGTCCAGGCGGTACTGCGTGTAGGTCAGGAAGTTGTTGAAGTCGGCCTGCTGAGCGATGCGCTCGTATGTCGCATCAATCGCCGTGAAACTGTTCAGCAGTAGCTTGTTGCCGACCGTGCCGAGGATGCCCGACAGGTCCACCGTCGAGAATCCGGCCTTGACGGAATGGTTCACCGCGGCGTGGAAAAGCTCGTCGCCGCCGTGCGGAGCATGGATGCCATCGGCCGCCAAGGCCGAGGCAATCAGACCGTGGATCGACGTCTTCCGCTGTTTCCAGGCGGCCTCCACGACCGAATCGCCGAAATCACGATCCTTAGCGAGCTTGTTGTCGTCCACTCCCAACGCCAGGAGCATGCTCGCGGCCAGGACCGCGTTGGACGGGGGTTGACCAACACCGCAACGACCGACCGCCGCGACGACAGACCGCGTCTCGCGGAGCATTCGAAGCTCGCTCTGCTGCACCGTGAGTTTGGCCTCGATGCACTCGGACGCGATCTCGCGGAGCCTGCGCAACGTGTCCACATCGACGCCCTCGCCATACTTGGCGGCCAGAGCCTCAATGTCCTGTTTCCTCTGCCGCTCGGCGATCTGAGCGTCGAGGCTTGGCATCTCGGCCGTGACCTTCTGGGTCGGCTTCGGCTCCGGAGTAATCTGGAGCAAGTCATACGACGCCTTCAGCGCCGCCTTGGCTGCGTCGCTCAGCCCGCCTTCGTCGATCCCCTTCGCCTTCAACCATGCAGAAAAGTCCATGTCCATTCCTCCAGCGGCCGTTGCCGCAACCTTTGCGGACGCGGTCTCGTCCGCGCCGACACCCACGAAACTAACCTCGCCAAGCCGACCGGCGCGAACAACCGCCAGCGGTCCCGAAAATTCCTGCCCGTTCACCGTGACCTTCGCCCCAGCCTCAATGCTCTCAACGCGATCCACACTCGCCCCGATGCTCGCGGCCCACGCGAAGCCGCCCTTGGCGTGCAAGGTGACCTTGCCGGCCGGCTCGCTCTTGTCCGAGTAGTCGCCCGTGATCACGCCGCTCACGGTGATGCCCTTGGGCGTGATCGTCGCCTTGCCCTGGCCGACGATCTGCGCCCGGTCGTGGTCCAGCAGGACGGTCGTCTGCGCCCCAGCCCGAAGCCCCGCCAGGTCCACCACCACCGGCCGATACCATCCGGCAAGCCGCAGAGCGCCGCCGTTGTAGGCGTCAATCTCGAACGTCGGCCGCTTCGGCGCCTCGCCATCGGCGGACGCCTCAATCGTCAGCGACGCCGACCCGGTCAACGACAACTGCGTCGGAGCCGTGCCGCCCGACGCGAGTACCCATGCACGGCTCTTCGTATGCTTGCGCTTACTCATCAACTTCGTCCTCCTCGTCTCGATCCTGCCACGGCTGCGCGTCGGCGTCAGTCAGCCCAAGCTGATCCATCAAGGCTTTCTCTTTGCCGCGCTGCTTGAGTTCCTCTTCCCAGTCCTTGCCCTGCTTGGCGTACTCCGTCGCAAGCGTAGTCGTGTGGCTCTTCAGCCGCGTGGCCTGGGCATTGGCATCCTTGGCCGGGTCCACATGCTCCTGCCCGTCCCAGAACCAGTGGTGCCGCAATGGCGTCGCTGGAAGGTCCAGGTGCAGCGACACCTCGAGCAACCACGCGGAAAAGAGACGGTCCATCACCACGCGCTCTAGCTGGTTCTGGCCGATTCGAATGCTGCGATAGTAGGTCTGGTGATCCAGGCGTCCGGACGAATAGTTGTAGCCAGACGAGTTGCCGGCGGCGATGTTGAACGGCATGTTCAGACAGCGGGCGATCTCGTTCAGGATTTCGTGCTTGAAGTCGGCGTAGCTTGTGGTCGGCTGCTCGGCCTTCATCTGCGCTGGGTCCCACCCCTCTGGGGCAAAGACCATCTGGCCGCGCTGCATCTCCATTTCCAGCCACTGGCCGTCCATCTCGGCCGCTTCACCAGGAGGCATGTTGGTCTTCATGATGACAGCAAAATCGGCAGCAGCCTCAGCAGCCTGAATGACCGCCAGCGTGTACCGCCGCAACTGGGCGAAGAGGGGCAGGGCGGGAGTAATCTCTGGAATGCCTCGCAACTGCCCCGGCCGGTCGGCACGGAACAGGTGGACCACGTCGCGGGCAGGAACAGACCGGCCCTTGCTGATCGAGCCGAGCGAGCTTCCGGGATGCTCATCGAGGATCGTGTAGCTGATTGGGTTGCCGTTGGCGTCGTACCGGATTCCGTCAGTGTGGTCTGGCCAGCCAGACGCGAGCGAATCCTCGGTCACCTGATCGGCCTCGATCAACCGCACGTCCAGCGACGCAAGCAGGCCCTGTCGCGGATTGTCGATGAGCTTCCCAAAGCCCTCGCCATCCCCGACACGAGCCATGACCATCGTTCGGAGCTTGTCCGCCAGGTCGCGAACAATGGTCCAGTTGGCCCACTCATCTTCAAGCCTGGCGTTCAGTTCCTCGTTGCCGCTCAGCAGTTGCAGGCGCGGGCCAGTGCCGACGATGTCATTGGCCAGAGTCAGCACCATGCCCTTGGCGTAGGTGTTGTTGGCAATCTCGTAGCGGGACCGTTCGCGCAGGGCCTTGCGAACTGAAAGCGAGTTAGCGGACCGGGCATCCAGGGCGTCGGCGTTGGCCCAGTGTCGGCGGTTCTCAGCAGTGGTCTGCGCTGCATCGTAACGACCGCGCACGCGCATCGGCACCACACGCACCGTCGGCTGAGGCTTGGACCAGGGCCACATCATACGGCCCCCCCGTTGGCGATCTTGAACCGCAAGAGCGCCTTTCGCGGGTCCGTGATGCCGGCCGCAGCCCTGTACTTGTGGAACGCAATCTGGTCGCGCAGAGAGTGCTGCTCCATGCTTCCGGCATCATCAGATGCCTTGGCCGGAGCAGACGCATTGTCCTCGATCTGATCGAGAAGTTCGTCCGCCATATACTTCTATATGGACGAGACGAATGAAATCCAAGTGGAAAACCAAAAAGGGTATACCGGTATACCCTACGAAGACGAAACCGTCTGTTCGCGCGTCGTGATCCTGGCCCCGCAATGTCGGCATTCCTTGCGGCGAATGACCATCTCCGCGCGGCGCGTCGTCTTCACCGTCTCGAAGTGCCGGCAACCGCAACGCGGACATTCCAACCCGACCGGTTCGCTCATGCTCGCCTCCGCAAATCTGCCTGCGTGTACCGTTTGCGTTTCCGTTGCACAGTCACGTGCTGGCCTGCCAGCGTCACGCCGCAACGCGACGCCCCAACACAGCACCCCACCAGGCAGTCAAACCAGTGGTTGTCTGGCTTGCCCGGCCTGAGCGACCACTCGTGGACCTTGCCGCCGCTCCGCTCGCCCTCGGTCAGCGTGTAGATTTCGCTGTTGGCGATGTGCTCGGCCACCAGCCGGTGTGCCTCTGGGTCCCGACCAAACAGGGTCAGACTCCCGGGATCACCAGGAGCTGTCGTCAACCTGGAGTGTGAGAACGTCTTCCAGAAGTTTGTGTCTACCACGGTCGTCGGGTAAGCCTTCTGAGCCCCGCGCGTCACGTGCCAGTGAAACCCCGGTTCGTCGCCTGGCTTCCGCGGCCATAGCGCCATCGGCGCGTCGCCCGCCTTCAGG